TTTGGAGTAGTTGAAGATGAAGTAGTTAATCTTTAAATAAGAAAAAAAAAGAAACCCTAGAATAAACTGGGGTTTCTTTTATATTTATTTTTTTTTGCACTTTATAGATTAGCTACATATTCAACAGTGTCTTCATAGTCATCATACTCAAATTCACCACTTTTGATTTCATCTATAAGTATTTCACTACTGTTTTTATTAAAGAATTTTTCAGCCCATATATCATACAAGTATCCATTGACTACATACAAATCACTTGAATAATCAGTCATATCTTCAATTTCATAATCTTTGAATATATAAAGATTATCATAAGTCTCAACTACAAATAAGTTAGAATTATCCTTATTATCAAGATATTCTCCCATAACTTCACATAAATGTTCTTCATACTTTGGTTGGTCCATTGTAAACTTTTTATCATATCTTAATGAACAGATATGCACATTTGGGTCAAGTACAGTAAATGATGGTACTGTAACCTTATCAATTATAAAAATGTTTAATATTTCCTTATCATACATATATTCCTTTATTCTATCTACACTTACTTTCATTTTAGCTCCTCCTTATTAAATACAAAGTTCTTCTTCTTCCTCAACTAAACCATTATCTCTCATATACTTTTCATACTCAGAATAAGTCATCTTAACTATCCTCCCACTACCATAAGGATATTCTATCTCCTTAAAATACTGAACTTCAAGTTGAGATGCTTCCATTATAATCTTAGTAACTGTTGCACCTACTACAAATCCTAAACCAAATAGAAAACACTTTTCTCCAATTCCCATCAATATTTCACCTCTCCATCTACTAAAAGTCTTCCGTTTTTAACAGAAGCTGTATAAATATATTTAGTTCCATCTTCATAAGATACCACAAAGTTATTTCCATCAGTATAAGCTGCTGTTATTTCTGGTATACCTCCAGATGTTTGTAAGTCATTATAACCTAATACATCAAATTCTAATCCATTATCATCTATTAAAGCATAGAATGGATATTTAGTTCCTCTATAAGTTAAAAGCATCACTATCATTTGAGTACTATCATCTACATCCCAAAGAAGTACTGGGTCTTTAACACTTATAGTAAAGTTATTTGCAGGTAATTTATAAGGATTAGTTCTTTTATCACGAGCTATTTCTTCTATTATATCATAAGTTACAACATCGTCTCCGTTAAACAGTACTGCAAATACACCATATTCATTAAAGTATACCGAACCTACACCACCATCTGAGAAAGCAGTTTTAAAATCATGTGGCTCATCAACATTTTCATTTCTATTTATATAAATAACACCTGGTTCATCTGGTCTTTGATAACTATCTTTCATCTTTTGCTTACTTTCTTTATCTTTAGAAGAAGCTATAAGTTCTTTTTGTGATAAAGTTTTATTTGATTTACTAGTAGTGTTACCACCATTTTCTCCACAACCAATTATAAATATTGCCACCATTACAGTTATTAATCTCATTAAATTTTTCATATTATTTTCCTCCTCTTAATACTTTACTTTGTAATTTTGCTAGTTTTTCGTTATATCCTTCTTTACAGTTTAAATCTTTTAATATCTCTTCTCTAACATCTGAAATTTCTTTTTGAGTTACTCTTATTCCATCTAAAATTCTTAGATGCTTTTGCCAGAACTCACTTGCTTCTTCTTTTGACATACTATCTATATCAGTTTCTAATATAGAATTTATGTCGTCTGTTAATACTTCTTTTACATCAATAAATAACATTTAAATCACTCTCCTTTTTATAATATTATAAACACAAGGCTACTTTTCCAAGTAGCCCTATGAGTAAAACTGCACAAATCATACCAAACATAATAAACCTCCTAATATCTAATATACGAATACTTAATCTGCCTCTTATTATCAGGACCTCTTATTATAACCTGTCTATAACCACCAACATAACTAGTATCATGATTCTCTATTGTGCAATAGATATTAAACTCACAATCATCAGTCTGATACTCATCTATTTCTTCTACAAATTTATCAAAAACAGATTCAAGATTTTTAAATCTAAAGTTATCAGCTAGTATAAATGTATGTTCATCTTTTACATCTATATACTCAGGTGATTTAGGTGGTTCAGGATATTCCATAATAAGTAAATCTCTACTATTGAAATCCTTTGCTAACATAAGCACAAGTTCATTAAATGCTTTATCATTTAATGTGTTTTTCTTTAAAGTAAATTGAACTATCATTTACTTCACCTCCTTATCTATAATATGGTTTTATATATTCAAAAGCTGTTGTAGGTGATTCATAAGCAATAGTATTATCGCTATCATACACCCACTTGCCATTTTCTCCTCTTTTACCAGTCATAGAAACTTCCATAAAATCATCTATATTAAATTTAAGGATTCTATCTCCGTTTTTATTACTTTCAACTCTAGTCTTCATGTGGCTATATAAGTCTTCAGTTTCCCAGTTATTTTCTTTAACTAGGACTTCAAAGCCTCTGGGATTAGCTTCCATCATTTCAAGTGCTGCTCTATCTATTGCTTCGTCTTCTGAGAATGTAACAACTTCCTTCTTCGGAAGCTCTTCTATGACTCTTTCACGATTTCTTTCTGGAGAATGGTTATCATGATAATAAATATCTTCATCATAATAATCTTCACATTCTCTACGATAATCTCTTTTTCTTCTAGGTTGACCATTACCACTACCGTCTATTTCTTCTAGAGTTCTTGCATTATAAACTCTACCTTGCCAGTCAGTAATGTAGATTCTTTTGTCTGGATTATCGTTTATGTACTTAGGTACATCCTTGAAAGATATTGGTTTAACTTGTGGTTTTTTACCCCACTCGTCATATTCGCAAACTTCTTGAACACCTGCTGTAAGTTTAGCTGTTTCCCAAGCTTTCTTTACTGTTGGTTTGAAAAATTCCCAAACCCATTTAACTGCATCTACTACACAATCTACAATCATACCAAATAGTCCTAACATCTCTATCTCACCTCCTTTCTCACGTGCTAATTTATTTGATTTGATTCAAGTAATAATATGTAATCTTTTATTATTTAGAAATGCGGAAAAAATAAGAAAATAATCCAATCTACAAGTATTATCTCATAGATTGGATTTAGTACTCATTAGTCAAATATCTTGTTAAACTCTCTTGCATACCACATTCTTCTTATTTCTTTTACTATCTTCTTTTCATTATTTACATCATTTATCTCTTTAGTTGTATAAAGTGTTCTTATTACTCTACATAATATATCTCTTGTATCTCCAGATTTAAGCTTTCTATATGTAGTAAGTCCCATATATATTTCTAAGAATTTATTTTCTATATTAATTACAACTTCTTTTGGAGTTATTTCTACAAGTTTTATAATATCTTTAATGGTATTAAGCATTTCAATAAATTCAGAGTCTTCATCTTTTATATCTTTTTCATCAACAGAACCTATATACTTTTTTACAAATGAAGCAAATGCAGCCAAAAAGTCAGATACTTCAACTATAACATGAAATCTTGTAAACTCATCTTTACTTTGTTTCCATGCTTTTAGAGCATCTCTACTTTCTTCAAACTCTTCATAAACTTTATCAACTTGCCATTTCTTGTCATTTTTACCAAACCATTCATCAAGAACAGCTAAAACTTTAACCATGCTACTGCTAAGTTCTTCATTTGACTTTCCATCAAACATATATTCATTTACAAAATATTCAATAACTTTCGTTCTAGACGAGTTCTTAATCTCTTCTCTAGTCAATTAAACCACTCCTTAATTTGCTGAAATAAAATAAAGTAAACCCGAATAACATATAAATGCTATTCGGGAATACTATTATATTATTTATAAGTTTTATCCTGCAAGTTTTGCAAATACATCGTTAACATTGATTTCTTCAACCATAGTTAACCAAGTATTCTTAACTGCACCAAATATACCAGAATCTATTACGATGTGGTTTCTATATTTAGCAAGTAAAGAGTGACATATTTCATTAACTTTTACGTTAGAAATATCAACTATATTTGCAGTAAACTTAAGTTCTATTTCTGGTACTCCAGGGTTTGAAGCATCAGCATCAAATAAGTTGAATGGAGCACTTAATGGAACCATTAAGAATATCAAACATCCATAATCAACTCTTGTATAAGTCTTATCAGGTTTTATATAAGCCATTCCACCTGAGTGAGAATAGTTATTAAATGGAATACCTGTATCATTATAGTGAGCTCCTCTTGAGTTAGGGTCAGAGATTGCTCCCATCCAGTGTGCTGTAAATCTAGTTATAAAGTAACCAGCAAGTTCAGCAGGTATTTGAAAACTTAGTTCAGTAGTTGGGTTTGATTGGTTAGTAAACATAGGTAAATTTAAGAAGTTATTCTTAAATGTAGGTTTACTAACATCAAGAGTTGGGTCTTGGAACCCAGTTACTGCTCTTGTAGTTTCTGTTATATATCTGAAATATCCTTTTACAGCTTCCCTCAGTAAGTTATTACCCGAGAACATATAGATTTCTGGATATATAGTTGTAAGTAGTATGAATTGTGACCTATCAACAAATGTCATACCTATTTGATTTCTTTTTCCATAGTCAAACTGTTCACCAGATATGACTACATTTCTACCCTTTCCAGGTGTCATCATATATTGCAAGAATAAAGACCCATCATAAATGGTCTTCATTGCAGCAACTCCACTTTGTGTAGAGTAAGTAGCTCCTGCCATATTAAATCAATCCTCCTTTATTATTCATCACTTGGTAATGCTTCCATTTGAAGTCTACTATGTCTTGAGAAAGTATGAGTTGTAATACCTATAGTACACAAAACTACGTCTCTGTTAATTTCTTTTTCATGTGTAGATCTTCCCATAGCAATATCAATTTTATTATTAAAGTGTCTAGCATAGTAAGATATAGCTTTCGCTATCTTTTCTTTAAGTTCAAGTAAGTTATCAGCAGTTAAGTTCATAATCTTATTATCTCTTAAAGTGATATAAGCATAGCAAGTAATATATCCAAATTGAATCATAGAACCTAAGTTCTTAAGTCCTGATTTCTTTCCATCTAAAACAGTATGGTCTTCACCTAAGTAGAACTGTCTGTCTGACTTTTGTACTAAGTAATTAATACTATTTTTAGCAAGTGCTTCTTTTTCAAGAGATGTCTTAGGAATACATCTTGCTGAACCAGGTTCCCATCCAACTACTTTAGACCAAGAATCTGATGCAAATGAGTCAGATACTCCAGTTACTAGATAAGAAAGTAAACTTGAACCAGTAACCCAGCTAAATGTAGGAGACCAGTTTACAGGAACATCTGTATCTGGGTCTATATAAGTTCCATAACCTACAAGAGCCCAAGTATTTGTATTACTTGCAAGACCAGATCTTGATATTTGCCATTTTTCTTTCCATCCAATTATAGATGTAATAGAGTTGAATTCTTTTATAGGTTCAGGTGTTCTTATGTATACACAATCGGGTCTTGAACCTTCAAAGCTTATTCTTCCTTCTTGATATCTTACAAATTGGTCCATTGCTTCTTGTACTTTAAATGGATATCCTTCTCCAAGCATAATAAATGCAGGTCTTATTGCAGGGTCAAGTAAGTCTTTATCTATAATATCAGCACCATTATAACATTCTATAAATAAGTCTTGTAATATCTTTGTTTTTGGTGCTTGAATAGTACCAGTTCCACTAGGATTTGGTATCATAAGTGGTTTTATTGGGTTTTGAGTTGTATCCATTGGTTGATAATCAATATCCCAATCCCAGTGATTATCTCTTAAGTGATTTATAAGTTCTCCACTTGTACCGTTTGCAAACTGAATGTTTGGACTCATGAAGTATCCATTCATTATAGTTAAATCTCCCCACTTCTTATTCATAGGGTTAGTTCTTGCAAATGGAGAATCATTTAAATCATCAGGATTTATTTTAAATCTTTTGAATATACTAAATTGGTCAATTATCATTTTATGAAATTCTGAACCAGGAGTTTGAGATTCAAAAGTAAAGCTAGGAATATGAGCTTTTATTGCTCCTTCTATTTCAGCTTTTAACTTTCTTTCTACTTCTTGCATTCCTTTTACGAATAACATAGCATGTTTTCTTTCATGTGTTATAGGATAGAACATTTGTATATGCTCTACATTAGTTAACACTTCTTTACATGTTTTTAAAGCATTTGACCCGAATATATAAGATGCTTTAGTTGTAGGGTCAGTATAATCATAGTTACAGAAGTTAAATTCATACATTTTTTCTCCAGCATCCATTATAGATAGCTTTTGAATCATTGGTTTTCCTTTATCTAAATCATCTTCAGATACAGAATTTTGAAGAATTGCTTTATACTTATTTGCATAAGCATGTCTTCCATTGAATATTAACCCATAAAGGATAATATTACCAAAATCATCATTATGTATGTTATCTCCTGCTTCCATATTAAACTTATTAGATTCAGGTTTTAGTTCTAAGAAAGAGTTAATATCTGTGTTCTTTCCAATTCCTTTTATTGAACTTGCTTTAAATCCAATATCCCAAGTACTGAATTCGCATTCATATGTTGTCTCACCTGGTTCAATATCATCTCTTAAATCAAAAGATGATTTAATAGTTGCATCTTGAGCAGGGTCACCTGTTAACCATTTAAATGCAAGTAAGTTAGGGTTTGATTGTAACTTGTGAACTAAGAATTTCTTTTTAGCAGCAGCTTTCTTAAATTCAAATTCAACTGTAAAGTTAGCATGTGTTGCAACAGGGTCAGCAACGTTTACATGTATAACTCCCCAACCTGCTTTAAGTGCTCCTTCTATAAGTGATGGATTTGGACCATAAAGTCTAGGGTTTGGACTAGGGAATAACTTTTTATATAGTTTATAGGCATTATTTCCTGTGAAGTGAATACTTTTATCTGTAATTCCTTGTGGGAAATAAGTCACTAGATACAAGTTATAACCTTGAATTAGAGGATATTCCTCATCTCTTATGCTTTTGTCAATTCTTGTTAACACCGTAGATGATTCAACAGACGCATTGAACGGACTTGTTATAAGTGGTGTTGAGTAAGAAAAGTTGTCTAGTTTCATATTTACTATTCCTCCTTTGGTATTTTATATCTGTCTACAATAGATAGACAATTTTAAACATCGACGATTGTTTTTGACCAAATGAAGTAATCTTACCTTTTAATATGAGAATTAAAAACAAAATTCCAAGTGAATGAGGTAAATATTACCTTAAATTAATAAAGGAGGAAGTACAATGAAAACACTATTTAGCGGGAACTATATAGCTAAGACATGGTTAGAAGACAGACTACATGAAAGAGAGGATAATCCTGTAAGTCTTTATACTGAAAAGTCTGCATCTAACTTCTTTAGAATGGACGATAATGTTACTATTAACGCTCTTGATGATGTAATTGAAAGTTCTAAACTTGTATATGGACCATATGGTGGATGGTATGGAGAATCTATTGGAAGCATTGAACTTCAAGATGTTTCTGATGATATGATATTTGCAAAATCAAAGGATGGTCACAGCTATCTTATGGCACAAAGATATGACCACACAGTAGATGATGCTATCCTTACTATGATAAAGCAATACACTAAGTTTATATCTGAGTTTAGGAATACTAAATCAAGTAAAGATGGTACAACTTCTCTTGCTATACTTTCTGCAAGCCTTGCAAAATCAGTGCTTATGGCAAGAGTTAATAATAGGAAAGATAAAGATAAATATATGCAAGTTCCTTTATCTGTTGAAAGTTATATGTTTAACGTATTATCAGAAGAAGGAACTAAACTTGTAGATAAATACAGATATAAAACTTATGAACCATCTACAAGAGAGTATACAGAGAATGGTTTTGAGTATAATTTAAGTGCAATTAAAACTACCGTTGATAATAATCCTTTACTTGTAAATGGATTTGAAGAGCTTATGAAAAAAGTGCAAGCTGATGATATAGATGTTACATCTGCATTTATTGGACAAGTTGCACAAAGACGTGGAGATTCTTCATTTGAAATAGAAGTAAAACAAGGGATAAAAATGAGAGCTGAACCTTTAAATAACGCTTTCTCTTCTTTTTCTGAAAGATTATCACCTGTATTTATACTTCAAGGAAATATATCAGCAGAACATAAAGAAATATTTGAAAGAGCTTTTACTAAATGGCTTAAAACTCTTATAAATCAACTAAATCCTGTAAATGGAAAGTCTTTTTTTGACCCAACTGATGATTATAGACTATTTGGTCAACCAATGTTTTTAATGACAGCACCTAATGGAGTTCTTAAAGACATTATATTTGAACTTCATAAAACTGGAATTAAGATAGATAACACTCAAGATCAATCAGGAGCTAGACTTTCTGTAAAACCACTATTTATGCACTTATATACAGATAATATATTTGCAGATAGATATACAGATATAAAAGAAATACTTGGAGATAATGTAATAGACCTTGGAATGATAGATAAGTTTATTGCAACTGAAGCTATCAAAAATGGAGTTAAGTACACTGACCAAGTAAAAGGAACTAAGATAGAATCTGTACCTGCTGATAAAGTATATGAAGCAGATTTCTATATGTTTCCAACTATAGATTTCTTAGAACTTACAACACTTAGACATAAACCACTTAAGTTTACTAAAACTTGGGATGATTATAAAGATTTTGAATCAAATTATGCTAATGGTAATATGGTTGAAATTGATAAAAGTGCTGAAATTAAAGAGTTTTCAGCTGAGAAATTCTTGTGTATAAACTCATATGATGGTAATTCATATTATCTTGCACCAACTGAAGAAGAACAAATTGCAACTATGAAATCAGTTAAGCAAAAACTTGATAAAGAAGTTAAGGAGACTAAATCATCTTTATCAAGAGATGAAAACTTTATAAGAAGAGTAGAAGCTTTATCATCATTTTCTATATACCCAGTAATATATGCAAGAACTAATGATGAAGCAACACTTATGCAAACTCTTTATGAAGATGCAATAGGAGTATTTGCATCAGTACATGTACATGGAGTAATGCCTGGTGGAAATATAGGATTTATTAAGTTCTTTAATGAGTTCTCTACAAATGTATTTGAAAGAGTATCCGAAGAATTTGCAAAACCTATGAATATAAAAGAAAATCATAGATATATGAAGTTCTTAAAGGTTCTGCTAACTTCTATTAAATATGCTTATGGTGAGCTATTTATAAACTTATTCCCATCAAGAGATGAAGGATTACAAAGGCTTGCTGACCTTAGAACATTTAATAAGAAAAATCCTGATAAATTTATTCTTGCTTATGATATTATAAGAGGAGAATATAATAATAGAGTATTTGAAGCAGCTCAAACTACAATAGATAACTTCTATTGTGCTCTATCATTTACTAAGGATTTACTTGACCTTAAAACTATTAAGTTTAAACCAGGTCATGCAGGAGCACATCCTCAATACAGAATAGTAAATGGAGGACCACTACATCCTAGAAATAAAGAGTTAGAACCTAAAGTTAATAAACTTAATAAGCTTGAAAAATAGGAGGTTTATATGCGTACTTATTTTATGAAAGATAGAGTTTATGATATGCATAATGCAGTGAGACGTTTAAATAATGAGCTATCTAGGTATATTGACTTAGATGGTCCATTTATAGTAATGCCACGTCTTCCATTAGATTCACTAGAAATAATAGGAGAATTACCAGGAATTATAAAAGTTATAAAAAAAGATGAATTTACAAAGAATACTGACTGGGATAATGTAAGAAAAGTTGGTTCTTGTCTTAAATATTTTGCTGATAAAATAAGGAGTATTAAGTGATAAATATGGAAGTAAGAAATTTTAATATAAATGAAATGATTCATGTTTATCTTAAATATAAACTAGAATACAGATTTCCAGAACTTCTAAAACCTGGAAGAAATCCTAATACAGATACATCACAAAGAATGATGAATAAACTTCTTATCGAGTACTATAGACATATGTCTAAACTTGATAAAAACTTCTACACTTTAAACTTAATAGATAATAAAAAAGAAATTAACCCATTTGCTGATATGGTTACTGCAATGATTAATGATAAAACTACTAAAAACTATATGATTAAATGTTTTGCAGACTATGAATCATGGATGGACTTTACATATTGGAATATTAAAATTATACAAGAAGCACTTGACCATCCAGATTATACACTGGCTAGAAAACTAATGCCTGATGGAACTGTACATCTATCTGTCCCTAAGTCAATTCTTGGGGACTATGATGGTGAAATGTTTAATTCTAAGTTAAAACTTAAAAGTGTTAAAGTAAAGAAACCTAAACGTAAACGTAAATAAAGGAGGAATAAACCAATGGGAGCAAAAGTGTTATCTGAAAGGTCTAAAAAGAACTTAGTAAACGTTCATCCTGACCTTATTAAAATAATAGAAAAATGCTTGTCTTACGGAACTGTTGACTTTTCCGTAATACAAGGTCAAAGAAGTATAGAGCAACATCTACAAAATCTAGCAAGAGGAGTATCAAAAATATCAATGAGTAAACATTGCTATAATCCTTCTTGTGCATTTGATTTTATTATGTATCCATTTACAGGATGGGGTGATGCTAGTGGATTTGATAAAGTTGCAAAAGAGCTTGTAAGAGCAGCAAAAGAACTAGGAATACCTGCAAGGTCTGGTGGGGATTGGAATATGGATGGTAACTTTAGAAATGATAGATTCTATGATGGAGGACATTTTGAACTCATTCAACCATATAATAAACCTACACCTGTTATACCAGCTGTACCTACTAAAGGAGGTAATAAATAATGTCATATCTTATACCACAAAATGCTAATGTATCACATGTATATCAAAATATATGTATGCTTTTAAATCCATTTGGTGAAAGTGAAAGTAAACTTCTTGATAATGCAGAAGATAGAAATCAAAAGATTATAAACCTAAAGGAAGATTTAGCAGAAAAAGGACATGATACATTAACACTTATGAACTTTCTTGATATAGATGCTATGCTTGAACTTGCAGACGGTACTCGTGAAGCATATGAAGCTATTCAATTTAGTGTAAATCTATATGCAGAAGCAAAAGCATATCAAATGCTTGGTATTAAAACTACTTATTCTGATAATAGACTTGCTCTTAAAGCAGGATATAGACTGTATGGAATAGGAGAAGAATTAGTAAGAAGACTATATGTTGAGTTTAAAAAGCTTATTGACCCAAATGATGGTTTATTTGCTGATGAAGGATTTGAAGATATAGTTTATAA